GAAACATTAATCCCCCCAGGTGTACTAACAAGAGAGAACGATATATCATTTATCGCTCCTGCAGCACTTGAAGCCGGGGCAGCAATCATTGGACCAGCAGTTAAAGGACCAGTAGAAACTCCTACCCTAGTAACCTCGTTCGGGGAGTATAGTAGAATCTTTGGAACTACTTTTTCTTCTGGATCAACTAAACAAGAATTTTTAACTTCTATAGCAGTAAAATCTTACTTTGGTAACGGAGGAAACTCAGTACTTGTAACAAGAGTTGTTACAGGATCTTTCGGAGCAGCTTCTGCTACACACATATCTGCTTCAGCAGATGGAGGTACAGCACCTTTTACTCTACAGACTATTGGTAAAGGAACTATATATAACAGTTCAGGGTCTCTTAACTCAGACGGATCATTAGTCAATGGATCATCAGACAATGTTAGATGGGAAGTAGCAAATGTAAATAATTCAAAAGGAACATTTACACTAAACATCAGAAGAGGAGATGATAATCATAAAAATAAAGTAGTATTAGAATCATATACTAACCTAACGTTAGATCCTGAAACTGATAACTACATTGAAAAAGTAATAGGTAATCAGACGAAGTCTATCAATACTAGTGAAGACCCAGCTTTTATATCTACTACAGGAGAATACGTTAATAGATCAAAATACGTAAGAGTATCGGCTGTTAACAGACAAACACTAAATTACATTGGAAATGACGGATCGATAAGAGTTGGTTCAGCATCAGGTTCTTTACCAATTGCTGATTCTGGTTCATTCACAGGAGGAACTGGAGCCAATGTAGTAGGAGGAGACAATTACTTCGGAGATATCAATAACACTAAATCACAAGGTCTTACAGGTGGTAACTATACTAACGCTATCTCACTACTAGGTAATAAAGACGAGTACGTATTTAACATTATATCTGTTCCAGGTCTTACAAGAGCATCTCATTCTACACAAGTAGACGCAGTTATTTCATTAGCTGAAAGTAGAGGTGATTGTATAGCAGTAGTAGATCTTTCTAACTACGGTACATCTGTAGCAAATGCTGCAGCTGCTGCTGATTCAGTTAATAGTTCTTACGGAGCTGCTTACTGGCCTTGGTTACAGACACAGTCAGCTACAGGTAAAAATGTATGGATTCCAGCATCAACTATTATTCCTGGAGTATATGCATTTACAGATGGAGCTGCTGCACCATGGTTTGCACCTGCAGGTTTAACAAGAGGAGGAATTCCTAACGTTATTCAAGCAGAACGTAAGCTAACCAGAGCACAAAGAGATACATTATACAGCGCAAATGTTAACCCAATTGCTACATTCCCAGGAAGTGGAATTTCAGTATTTGGTCAGAAAACACTACAGAAGAAAAAATCTGCTCTTGATAGAGTAAATGTTCGTAGATTATTGATCGAATTGAAGAAGTTTGTTGGTGATGTTTCTAGAACGTTAGTATTTGAACAAAACACGGAGCGTACAAGAGGTAGATTCCTAGCTCAAGTTAATCCTTATTTAGCTTCTGTTGTAAACAGACAAGGATTATATGCTTACCGTGTAGTAATGGATGAAACAAACAACACATCGGATACTATAGATAGAAATCAATTAATAGGACAGATTTACATTCAACCAGCCAAAACAGTTGAGTTCGTGATTCTAGACTTTACAATTGAACCTACTGGAGGAGTAACCTTCGGAGCTTAATTAATTTATAGTATATTTATAATAAAGATTTAGATCATGGCAGTATTAAACGCAAACGAAATATTTTTTAAAGAGTTCGAACCAAAAGTTCAGAACAGATTTATCATGAGATTAGATGATACAGCAATCGATACTTTCATGGTAAAAAATGTGAGTGCTCCTTCTTTCGAGGATGAGACAGTCAAATTAGACCACATTAACACTTATCGTAAAATTCGTGGTAAGAGAGAATGGCAAGATATGGATATGACATTGTACGATCCAATCACACCATCAGGAGCACAAGCAGTAATGGATTGGGCTCGTCTTTCATACGAATCAGTAACTGGTCGTGCCGGTTATAACGATTTTTACAAAAAGGATTTAAGATTACATCTATTAGGACCTGTAGGAGACGTAGTTTCCGAATGGGTAATAGTAGGAGCTTTCGTAACCAGTATGTCACAAGGTGACTTTGATTGGTCAAGCTCAGACGTTGCTGAACTGAATATCACAGTAGCAATGGATTATTGTGTATTGAATTACTAATACCTCCCA